ATGAACATGGAACGGACATGGAAGCGATTCGCTTCACCTGTGGAGCTGCCTTTAATGGTTTTGGCTTGTGACTCGGAGGACGCAATTCGCGCAAGAGCGAGGATGTTTTGCATCCTCAATTGATCGTTCTTCTCGTTGGATTCAGCTTCGTCGAAGATGACAGGCATTGCATCCGAGCGAAGCGATTGGCGAATGCCAGCCTCAGTGGTGTTGCCAACAACGAATTGGCCCATGTCGGCAATGAGCGGCCCAATGAAGCGATCAAGGATCGCTGATTTGCCGGAGCCGGCTGCAGCGGTGAGCCAAATGTGTGGCCTCCACTGCAGCGCCCCACAAATTGGCGCGAGCGTGGCCCAGCCAGCCAGAAGCAATCCAGAGGTGGGATTTTCCCAGAGGAATTGCTGAGCAACGTCGAGGATTTCAAACGCGCCTTGATCGTTCAGGGGTGGCGTGTTCCCGTAAGCCTTGAGCTTGCCAAGGCGTTCATAGATGTAATCGGACTCAAATAGCTCGTTAACCGGGTGAGTCTTGTTGTCAGCAATGATGCGATCACCGAGGTGTAGAACGGTTCGGCCGTTATCCCACCATGCGCCGCGACCGCGAACATCTTCAGGGTCATAGAAGCCGGCCTCTTGGCCAAGCTCAAAGAGCATGGATGTTGCGGAGAGCCATTTGACACCGCCTTTGCCATCAGGCGCCCATGACTCCCAGAAACTAAGTGGCGCTAAAGCGACAAGATTTGTGCCGTTGTGAGAAGCCCGGGATAGGCGAGTGACCTGTCCTGTGCCGTGTGGTTGATAGAAGTAGTAATCGTCGCTGTAGCCAAGGCAGGTGAAGTGCGAGCCAATTTCAAGCTGCCTTGGTTGATGTTCTTCTGGCTCTTCAAGATTGAGTTGAGGCTCAGGCGATTGAGGCTCATTGAACTCGAGGTAGTTGTGCTTGATGTAATCGGCGGCCTCTTCTGGCGACCAATTGGCATCAGCAAGGTCCCAGCCTTTTGGGGACTCTGCGGGTGGCGTGATGATGCGAACTTTGGTGGCGCCAAGGCGTAACAGCTTGTCTGCTACAGCCTGCATTGCAGCGTTGCCATCGTCGTCGGCATCAGGCCATAGGGCAACTTTGCGTCCTTTTAAGGGTGAAAAGTCAGTTTTTCCATGACCTTTGCAGCCGCCTGACCATGTGGTGCAAGCGAATGAAGGGAAGAGTTTTACTGCGGCGTCGCAGGCTTTTTCTCCTTCAGTGACAAGGACCCATCCAGCAGTGGCGCGGATTTTGCCGAGATAAAGGAGAGGTTTGGAGTTATCGCGCTTGTAATGAGCGGGAAGCTTGCTTTGCCATGCGGTGCCGTCAAACCAGAACTGACGAAAGGTTTTGCCACCCTTGCGATCGTTAAATCTGGCCACAGCCAAGTCATCGCCGTAAAGCCAGTGGGCCACAGCGTTTTTAACAGGAGGATCTGGGCGCAGGGTTTGAATACCGAGATAGCGTTCAAGCTCAGATATGGCTCGCTTGAAGTCCCAGTTGTTCTTGCGCATGAGCATGTCCATGCCGTTGCCAGCGCCGCCGGAATGGTTTTTGCCACCGCATTTATTGCAGAACCAGGAGCCATTGCCGTCCTGATCGTCGAAGCGATAGCGATCAGTGCCGGCGCATAGGGGACAAGGTTGATGCTTGTCGGTGAGTTGCTGTTGTGAGAGGCCTGCGAGGGCACCAAGAATTGAGGGCCATTGCCCTTGGGCGATTTCGAGTGCTTTCTTCACTTCGTTTCCAGGACGAATTGTTTTACCAGTGCTTTTGAGCGAATCTCTTCACGAGCGCGCTCACGCTTGATGCGTTCGAGTCGTTCTGGAAATTCTTTCCAGGCGCGATTCAGAGTTTTCTCAACGAATTCTTCGGAGCAGTATTTGAGCTGAGTTGTTCTGTCGCCTGTCAGGTAGTAGTAGATGAGGTCATCATCGAGCCACAACTTGAGGCTTTGAAGGAAGATGAGCTTTGCCCTTTCCTGGACGTCAGTTTTCATCCTGCTCCTTGGCTAGCGCTACAAGCTGCCGAACGAGTGCAGAACGAGAAATGGTTAAAGCTTGTGCTCGATGGTCAAGCCAGTCGACGAGTGTCTGAGGTATGTCGAGTGTGATGGTGCGTCGTGTAGCCCGCTCAGGCTGCATGGGTTGCGCTGTGGTTTCGCTGGGGCGAGCGTAACCGTTATTCGACGATGCGCAAGGCATCGTCGACACTTCTTGCAATACCAGCGATGCCACCAGCGTTTTCCACGGCAGTGAGCCATGCCTCTTGGTATTGGGTAGGTCGTCCGGTAGGCGTCTTGACTTCGATTGACGCGAATACTGCGACTTTCTGCCCGACCATGTCGGGGGTCACCTCGATTGTTTTCCAGCCGACAAGATCAGCCGAGCCTTTGGCGAGGCCAAATTGAACCGGTCGACCAGTGCGGGGATCAGGCAGCTGGCCGACTTGGTTTCTAAATAAGCGCACGTCTTGGCGAGTGCCAAGACCCAGTCGAATCTCTTGCTGGATCTTGGTCTCTGCGTTTGCCATGCGGCAAGGGTAGCTGGGGCGGTTGACGCCGGGAAGCCCACGCACTACTGTCACGGGCGATAGCACTAGCTATCAAACCAACGCAACCAACAGCACCTACTAACCACACATGTCATTAAATTACTCAGAGCTTGT